GTACTAAACCTTTGGTTGTAGTAGTAGTAGAAAATAAATCTAATAAAGATGTAGCTTGTGTACCAGTTAATACTTCAACATTACCTGTACCAGCAGTAACTCGCCCCAAAAAGGAACTAGTTGCGATTTGTGGTAATTGCGATAATGATAAAGTATTTGCTGCAATTTTAGATACGATAGAAGCGTTTTTCCAAAGTTGTGTAGCGCTATCGTAGTAAAGTATGTCGTTTGGTTGAACTGATGAAATTAATACGTTATGTAATTCATCAATTTCGTATCCGTTATTAACTTTTACAAAAATGCTACCACCACCAGTACTACCACCTTTTACAACAAAACCTAAAATTACAGTGTGTGCTGGATGTGTAGGAGCTACGTTAGTATATCCGCCTGCCGTAGACGATAAAAACATTGTTGCTCCATCTGCATATCCCGAAGTATTTACATTGGAAATTAAACCGCTTATCATTACGAAACCTTCGGAATTGATACCGATTGTTTCTGCCGCAAACCCTAAAGTGTTTTTAGACGTAGCTTCTGTGTCAGCGTCAGCTAAATCAACAGTTAATCGTGTTCCACTAGAACCACTAATATAAACAACCTGTCCTCTGGAAATAGAGGAGCCTGTGTTATTATAAACCCTTGCAAAAGTAGTTTCGCCTACAGTATGTAAAACGTTACCACCTTTTAACAGCATCTCTAGTGTGCCGTTTGTATCGTTCCAACCTAGTCTACCTACAGCAGAAGTATAAGTAGTAGGGGTTGTATCAAAACTAAAAAATCCACCTGCAATACCGTATTCACCTAAGTTTACGTTTGCAGATGCACCTGTATATGGTACGTATGTAGTTGCTGCTACAGCGGTTGTCAAATAACCTGCACTAGCATGATTACCCCACGAGTAAGCTGTATCCCAATTACTATAATCTTTTAATTCAAACGCAGTACCTGCCGAGTTTACAGCAACTACTCTACTCGCTGTATTTGCAGCAAAATATTGTGGGTCACCACTACTATTTGTTGTAAATAGTGCAAGACCTGCAGCAGATTGAATTTGATTTAAAAATACTTTAACCATTAATGGAAGTAAATTATATATACTGTCTCAGAACCAACTCCTCCAGATAAGATGCCAAAATTAGTGGCAAATGTAAATAATTGACCAGACCTTGTATAGTCTACGCCTTCTACTTGTTGTATGCCGTTTCTATAAACCCAGTAAACAGTACCAGCTACAGAAACAGTTACAGTTACGGTATTGCCTGATGTTAGACCAGTAAATGTATTTTCTCTAACATCAACGCTACCACCTGAGCCACTACCAACGGCTCTAAATAAAAGTTCTATTGTACCTGTAGATGTTTCATTGGAGATAATCTCCATTGTACCATCATCGTTTTTGAACAATACGGTTTTACAATAAGTAACACCGTCGACGTTGCTACCGACTTTAATCTTAAAAAAAGGATTCTTTTTAAAGAACCCTAATACATAATCAAATACAGGTTTTAGCATAAATAAATAAAAGTGAGGGTAGAATTAACTACCCTCACTTTAGTTAGATTAGAGATTACCGAAAACAGTTGCCAAGTTAGTGCGAGTAGTAAGAGTAGTATCGTACTTAACTGCAATGAACAAGCTAATAGGCGCGCTGTAAACTTCAGCTCCGCTGCTGGTAGTGTTATGTACGTCTACAAATTCGAGAGCGAACAGGTCATAACCAGTTGCAGCTACGTCAGTATACAACTTAGCATAAGGGTCTGGCTGAGTAAACACAGTGTACCTGTAGGTATCGTAGTTTTCTCCGAAGCCAGTTGCTTCTTCTTCGAGACCTTTAATGGTAAACTTGTTACCTTTTTCGTAAGCCATCTCAGTTACAGTTTCTACGTCGAAATTGCAAGAGAAGCCGCTGAACCCAGTTACAGACATAGTAAATCCGTTAGGCATAACCAGATTTACAGGTACACGCCAAAAATCAGCAAGTTTTTGGTTAACTACAGTCAAGACAACTTTAGGGCAGTTATCTACAGCAGCTGGTGATGCGAGTGCAGAAGTTGCAGCGCTATCAGCGGTTGCAGCAGTAGTAGCGTTAGCACCGATACCAAAACGACCAGCGTTAGTGTTAGTGATGGTAATTTCGTAGTTAGTAGAAACTTCAGCTACAGTTACAGAACCACCAAGACCAGCATTAGTAAGTTCAGCTAAAATGTCAGCTTGCAACTCAGCGGCACTACCAGTAGGATAAGGTCCAGACAAACGAATTACGTTTGCAGTAGAAGTTGCGCTAAGAGGGCGCAGGTCGATAGACACAGCTCCAGTAGTGTAAGTTGCGTTAGCTACAGTAATGGTCTGTTTTGCAAAGTCGTTACTTGTAGAAGTGCTTGCAGTTACAAAACCGTCAGGGTCTGCGTTAATCAGAGCTACCAGTTCGTTAGCAAGAGCAGCACAAGAATAACTATCTTCAGCACAATCTGCGTTACAGTCGGTGCAGCATCCAGTTTTAGTTGCAAAAGTCTTGGTCAGAGTGTGATGTCCGAACAGAGAACTAACGTTTACACCGTTAAATACGATTTTGATTCCGTACTCGGTGTCACATTTAGTTACAGTCCAAGAGAACTGTTGAACTTCAGCTACAGAAGCAGAGTAGTTGTCCTGACTTTTAGTTTTGATGTCAGAAACTTTGATAACAGGGCTTTTGATAATGTCTTCAACAGTACCGTCACCATCTTTGTCTACACCAACAGCAAAGTAAATTTTCTTTGCAGTGCTAGTACCATCAGACAGAGAAGTGTTACAGGATTTGTTGTTTTCGGCATTAAAAATACCCAATTGACCAGCGGCCAATACAGGTAAACTAGTACCTGCAACAAACGGCTGATTTCCAGTCGAGGTGTACATACCGCCAGTCGCGTTGGCGATAAGTACTTTGAAAGGTTTATTTTCCATAATATTTATTTGTTACTCGTTAGTTTTGAGTTTGTTCTGGAATAACTCATACCGTTGGTCTGCTATACTTGTTGTTGCTAATGTTACTGCAATGTCTACTATTTCTCTTGCTGCAAACATATTATTTGCAAAGTCTGAGTCTTGGTCTGTAGATACTAATGTACCATCAGGTAGTTCGTAAGAACCGTTTTCATAACCTGACGGGTACGCCATTCTAACAGGTTTTCTCAGATACTCCAATACTACAGAGTTAATGCTGAAACTACCGTCGCTATATACGTACAGAGAATTGTTATTAAATACAGCAGAAGTTTCTAACCATTCAAAACTCGGTGAGTAGAATTGTGACGATAAGATGTTAGTCAAGTCGTCGTGCTGTACTATAATAATAGACATTTCTCCTTCACAATTACCCTTAGTAGCGTTAGCTTTAGAACGTAAGTAATAAAGATAATCACTAGGTAATAGTGCTTCGTAAGTCTTAGAATCCAAAGAACTGGTAATTACTGTATGATTCTTAACTACTAATGGTCTTAAATCTTCTATACGTTTCTGAGACGCTTCTAATCCTTTTTGGTATATGTTATTAATTCCTAATCGAGTTTTAATAAATATCTCTTGAGCTTCATTAAGAAGCCAGTCAATTTGCGGAACGAATAGCCCCGCAAATTGTTGACTGTCAATCTTATTTACCTTGATTTTAAAGTCAAGGTGCATCTCTTGGATATTCATTAACGTTTATTAAACAGCTCGAGTCGTTCTTTATAATTTGATACCATCTCGCCATTCTTTGGCTCACCTAATGTATACTCGAAATCTTCTCTTGTACCTAAATTAACGTCTACGTCATACAAATATCCAGCTTTTTCGCGGATAACGCCGTGATTAATTAAATCAAATACAAGTGTTTTAATAGCAAGTTTTTCTTTTTTAAGTTCACATGCATTAATAAACTTACTTGGGTTTTCTTCAAGAATTTCAAAGAGACGCGCTTTAATCTTTTCTGGTGAGCTGCTAGTTGAATCTTCACCAAATACTTTAAGGATTCTAACCTTTTGTTCATCAGACAGTTTACCAAGCAATTCATAAGCACGCTGCTTAAGTTCTGCTTTCTTAACAGTCTTTTGTACTTTTTCTTCGGTGTCTTCAATGTAGAATAAACTATCGCCATTAATTTCGTCGAAGTTATTTGCTACACGTACAGAACTTTTAGCTACTAAAAACTTGAGTTTCTGCTCAGGAATGTCTAAATCAAATACGTTTGATTCATCCATTAGTACTACTCTATAGTCAATCCAAAAAGGATTGTTAAAGTTTAAGTTCAAATAGTTTTGACCATACTTACCAGAATAACCAAGGTTACGTTCAAATTCTTGAATTTCTTCTTGAGTCATACCAAAGTCAATGGCAAACGCTCCTGTTGTACTACTTGGTTCAGCAACAATAGTTGTTTTACCTGCGTTACTACCGCCAATACGGTCTTTGTTAAAATCTTTCGTGTTGACCCAATCACGCTCTCTAGCTACTGGTCTGATTACTACGAGGTTCATATATCTGTTTTGTTTGTTTCTTTCTTTTAAAAAATTTAAAAATGGGGGAGAATTAACTCCCCCATTTTAATTACTTAGCGGGTAGCTGCCAGACGCAACTGACCGCAACGACTTACGTCTTTGATAAGTACACCCATTTCGTCTTGACGAACTACGGTGTAAGAGTCTTCTTTGTGAGACATCAAACCACCTTTTTGAGGTCCGTAAGGTGAAGTAGTACCAGCTACATAACCGTAAGAACTCAGTGCAGGGTTTTCCAGAACGTAGAGGTTTTTACCACCGCTAGATTCTTTGAAGTCCATAAAGGTAATTTTTTGAGATTCGGTAGGACGACCAGTTACAGGGTCAATCTGCCAGTGACGAGTTACGTCATCATATACAGGGTTGTGCATGATGTCGAAGATGATACCGTTAGGTCCAACGTAACGAGTGAACTGAACACCGTACTGCAATGCGTTAGTGTTAAATTCGCTGGTAGTAGTCTTAATGAACTTTTCGTCATTAGATACAATCTGTACACGTTGGAAAGCGCTATCACGCAGAGCTTCGTCAACGTTACGAGCACCCCATTCACCTGTGTAACCTACGATATAACGAGATTTGAATCCAACACGACCGTAGAAAATATCCATCAGATATTCTTCGAGGAGTTTGGTAGTCAACTTGTTGTAGTAGTGCAAGTGAGAAGATTCCATCAATTCTTCGATACCAGGACCAGATTTAGCCTGACGACCAGTAGTATCGGTAGTAGAACCTTCACGCATGTACCAACGTGACCATTCTTTTTCGCGTTCGTACTGCATCATAAATTCAGCTTCAGCGTAGTTAACCCACTGAGTAGAATGAATTTTGTTAGCACGGTCCATAAGAGCGATGTCAAGTACACCTTTCTTTTTAACGTCACCAGTTACTTTGTATTCTTTACGCATTCTCCACCCACGAGTTTTCAGCGTGAACGGATATGCAAAGTTTACAGAACCAGCAGCATCAGCACCTTCACCATAGATAGAGAATTGTTTTCCCCATTTAGCACCTGGTTTCAGATATTCGGTAGGCAGATACAAAGTAGGTTCGTTTTGGTGAAACACTACAGTGTAGATGTAACCACGACCGCTAGGACGAGGCATACTCTGAATACGCAGCAAATATTTTTTATTTGCAGGTGCGATAACGTCTCCAACTTTCCACCAGTTAGCGTCAAGTTTAAGACTAAATTCAGTTTTACCCAGACCTGGTTTAGTCAAAGCACTTTCAACGTTTTCAAGTACAACAAGAGGACGGTCAGATGCACCCATAAGTTCCCATTCTTGGTAATCACTGGTCATGGTAATAGTATTACCAGCAGTTTTACCGTAAACAGACAGAGGGTTGTACTGGTTGTACTCAGCCATGAAGAAACGCTCCAGACCATTACCTACTTTTTGGTTCGTAATCAAACCATTTTTTTGCAGGTGGTTCATCTCAGTGTCGTTAGCGTGCCATTCGCGGCTGCGTACACCAAGTTTGTCGAAAATTAAGTTAGCCATATTATTTGTTTAGTTTGGTTCGAGAATCGTATATCCTTTTGTGTCTTTAGAACCTGGTTCATGCTTATGGCCTTTAAGTTCTGCTTCTTTCTTCTTACGGTATTCTGCCGCTTTTTGTTGAAGTGTTTTGTTATGTTCTGTTACACCTTTCTTCTTAATGTCGTCAAACTTGTAACCTTTCTTTAATGCTACTGCGTCGAATAAGAACATCTGCATTCTAGCTTCTTCGCTGTTACCGTACTTAATCTTATCTGCTTGATACTTAGAGATTTTAATTGTACGCTTCTTACCAGTAGAATCTTCAACTGTATGATTAACAGTAGGTTTAAAAATGTAGTCTTCTAATTCTTGACGGTCTTTTTTAGAACCTAATGGTAATTCGTTTACTTCATCCAAAGTATGGATAAGGTTTACTACTGTCTGTTGAACATGCTGACGTTGTTCTTCTTCTTGACGGGCACGCTCTTTTTGTTCTTCAATTAATGCTTGTTGTTCTAACTGTCTCTGTTCAATAAAAAAGTTTTTAGCTTCTTCAGCTTCAGACGCAAGACTATCTTCTAATTCTGCTTCATCAATTAAATGTTCGATTTTTCTAGCTTTCTTCTCTGGGTCTGAAATGTTAATTGTAGCCTCGAGATAAGCGCGGTACATCATTTTCTGATTATCTTCTGTAGATAAATCGTAATCTTCTACAGCTGGAGTAGTAGCACCATTTACATAATCTTCAATGGTACCACCCATTTCTAAAAAGTTAATCAAGCTACGAGTTTCGGGGTCGAATTGCTCTTTATACGCTTGAATACCTTCTTGAATTGTATATTCAATTGCTTTGTCTAAGTCTTCTTCAGATTTAATCTCCATACCTTCTGGTATTGAAATTAAACCTTTTTCAGAGAACTCTTTTGCTAGATACTCTATCGGGTTATCATCGTCTGAATCACCTGACGTAGATTCTTCTGAGCCTTCTGAAGTCTCGCTTTCTTCATCGGCGGCATACTCTGAGCCTGAAGACGTATCAGCGTCATCATCATTTCCACTCTCTTGTTCTTCTTTTGTTGTTTTTTTCTTTTCAGTTTCGCTATCGTCGCCATCGTCTATCTGTGTTAAAATACTTCTTTCAATGCTGTCATCTGATAAGATGGTCCACGGATTTTCTTGTTCTGCCATATAGTTATTTTTCTTGTTGCAAAATTAATACGAATTATTATAACCTTTAAAGTCTGTTTTTACTTTATACTTTATAAGATTGAATATTTACCTCGCATAAGATAGCATTATTTTTTGTCGTACTTGTTTTTGTTTTCACGTGCAATCTGCAAATCTGTTTCAATTTGCTTATTCTTAAGAGCAAGTTCTTGACGTTTTAAATTAAGCTCTTTCTCTTTAGCAGCGCGGTCCATCTCAAGTTGACGACGTTTCATAGATGCGTCTAATGCAGTTTTAGTTTCTTCCAATGTAGCTTTACGCTCTTCGAACATCTTGTCTTGTTCGAGTTCTTGGAAATCAGCTACATCGTTACTATTAGTGTCTAAATCTTTTTGATATTTAAATGCGCCAATCTCAGCAACTCTAATTCTAGTTGCAGCATCAGTATCAATTTTATATCGCTCAAGTTCAAGTTTAATTTGTTCAAGTTCTTTTTCAGCCTGAGCAATAGCCATTTGAGTTTCTTGTTGAGATTGCTGCGCTTGTTGTTGCATTTGTTGCATACGAGCTTCACCTTTTTCAAGTTCACCAACAAGTTGGTTAGGTGTAAAGTCGCCGTTAATAGCTTTAGCTACAGTAGACAACGAAACCATTTGAGATTGCAATGCCATCTGGAACATCTGTTTCAAAGTATTGAACCTTGACACATCTTCAGTTGCAGCAGATACAAATACACCGTAAGAAGCGTTAGACAGCTTTTCGCTATCCATCTCAATAATCTTTTTAGTCCTATCAGATGTAACGTAACTAAGTTTTTGCTTTGGATTATTAGCGTAAATTATTCGTGCAGCATTTAGTAATAATGTAAGTGCCGCTTTTTTACCAAGTTCATGACTAGTAAACCAAGGCTCTGTAATATTCTGCGATTGAGCAATCTGCATCTGAGTAGTACCTACAAGCTCATTATTACCAGCTTGACCTGTACGTGGGTCGTTAAGACCAATTACAGCTTTACACTTTTGCTCGAGATATTCGAGATATTGAATTTTAGAATTAAGCGATGCAGCAGCAGTAAGGTCTACACTTCTCCAAGATGTTAAATCTGTACCACCACGATTACCTTCTTCGTTGGGGTTTACCCAGATAATGTCGTCAATTTCAAGATAGTGCTGCCATTTATCTAAATCAATACCCATAGATGTAGGTATCTGGTTAATATTGGCAAGAATCTTACGACCTTTATCCGATGCAATGTCTTTCTGCACCATACGTTTAACTATATCATACATATAGTTGTACGGCTTCATTAAATCTACAGCAGACGTAGGTTTAGAGTTTAGATTGTTATGGATAATACCTGTGTATGGTAACGGACAATAAAATGGGTTATCAGGGTCACGTGGTATTTCGTCTACTACACCATAACGTACATACATGTCTGTACCAATTTTAGTACACTCTCTAATTTCTGGCCACCAATCCCACTCGATAGAAATATCGCCTTTAGCTTTATCAAGTTTATAATGCTCTGTAACCTGTGTAACTTGCTCTACACCGTTTTCATCTAAGTAAGTAAGGAACCCTACTTTGTAGTAACTACGCCATACAGTATGGATAACCTGTACAGTGTTCTTGTAGTTAAATTCGTTAATAGACGAATCAAGCAGTTCAGGATATGTAGTAAATACTTTCCAACCTTTTTCAGTTGTACGTACACCTACGATAGACTGGTCTACGATACGTTTTTTCTCGTCCTCTGTAAGGTCAGGTGAGTAAATTTCAATAATCTTACTAGGCGTTAAAAAGTCAATAGTAAATGCCCAGTCAGAATCGTGTATAAACGGGCTTTCATTTTGTAAATCGCAGAAGAATCGTAGCGGATTTACAGCTTTCATTGCAGGTTCGTTATTAGACCTGTAGATTTTATATGGTTCTTTAGCTGCGATAAGACCGTTCAAGAATGATTTACGAAATTCATGGCGTAATTCAAGTTGCTGATACAAATACTTCATCAACTCGTTACCCATAAGTTCGTAAGAGTCTTGAAACGACATTAAACGCTCTTGAATTTCTTCTGGAGAAATAATATTCTCCATAAGTTTTTGCAGCTCTTCTTGATTCTGTTGTAGTTCTGGATTCTTTTTTAACTCGTATTCTAATCTAGTCTGCTTTACAAAGTCAATGATTAAGTCGTTAATCATTTTGTCTTTTTCCATAGTGTATTCTGACAAAGCTTGTGGGTTCATCGAATACACTCTAAAGTTATCAGGTCGTTTTAGAAACTCGCCCTCAAGCGCTTTAATGTTAGTCGTAATAATTGGAAAGTGTTGTAAGTCTTCTGGTAAAGTAGCTTTAGGTTTTACACCGTATGGTTTAGTTACGTATTCAAAGTCTTCTTGGTTGATAATACCGTTTACTAAATCGTAGTTAGTCTTGTCTTTAGTATAATAGTATCCCCAGTTAGACATAGCTGTGATACGTTCTAAATTATTTTTATGCCAATCCTTCGTCTTTTCGCTTTGTAAAAGATGTTGGTGATTTGGTCCATAATAATTTTCAGGCGCTTGCATACAAAAATTTCAACAAAGTTAGTTATTTTCCAATCTTTTTAATAAAGTACTTGCAATATTATTAGAAACGGTTTTAGTTATAGCCCGTTCTGAGTTTTCTTCTACCAAGAATAAAACTTGCATTAATGCCATTACACGGTCACAGTTAGCAAACCTTGTATATGATAATAATTCCTGTAATAATCCTATAGATGGTATATAATCTAGATTGTAAGTTTTTTTACCGTGTTCATCTGTACCACGTTCTTCAAGTAACCAAGTAAGAATACGCTTTTCACCGTACTCTTTCATCTTATCATTCATTGGAGCACCAAATACACGATTCATTTTAGAGTTAGTTACAGCTTTTGCAATTACAGAGTCTGGTTGTCTAGCTAATAAGTACTCATAACCTTTACGTCTGAAGTAATTAAACATGTCTTGACCTGCTTCGTTCTCGACCATTACTTCAGCTTTATTATAATACAAAGAAAGTTGTAGTGCAATCTCAGCTATCTTGTCGTTATCGTCAAATCTACCTGTATATTCTGCAACTAATACGTCATAAGACTGTTCAAAATTGTTAAATTGTTTATATACTAGAATAGACGCAAG